TAATTTACCCGATAGAATAGTGAAAAGCTATAACAATGCCCTGTCATTGGAATTTGCTGCTAAACTCAAATAATATGTTATACAAATTCTATAAATTTGAGTGCTTAACTCCTGATTGTGAGGGGGCAAAGGTTGATAAATCAGTTTATCTCAGCGAAGAGGAAATTAAAACAGCAACGGTCATTTGTGAACATTGTAAACAACAGATGAAATTAATTGTACCAATTAAAAAAAGTAATTTAATCTTTAAATTTTAATTAATATTATGGACAAGTTTGAAAAGATTGATAATGCAGTAATCATCGAAACACTAATCAACAAAACCAAAGAAGTCAAGGTTGTATGGAAATTTATGAATGGAAATACTATAAACTTCATTACAATAGCTAATAATAAGTCTTATACGACCTTTATTATGCGTGTACCTATGCAACCTGCAAAACAAATGCTTGTTAATCCTAATAAGTTTAATTATGTATTTCAGATTCAATTTACTCCAACAAGAGAAATTATATTTGAAATTAACACTGTCTTGGGACATCCGCAGTCTTTAATAAATAAGATTGAGGACCTTTTTAATTTAGGGCTTCCGATTGCAGAAGCAAATACTCTTAACACATTAAACGAAATGTTTGAAAAACTATAATGGATTCAACTAAAATCACAGAGTTATTAATAAAACTAAAACTTAATTATACAGCAGCAGAGGATAATAATTTTATCGTATTTAATCCTTTGTGTACGTTACAGCAGGTTCATGGTATAAGTATAGAGGACGCATTAATTGTTTATAAAGATATGTTCTTAAATTAACTATTAATCACCATCTCATCTTCGGCAATCTCAACCGTATCACCATCAAATAAATAAACATTGTTGTCATTATCATTATAAAATAATGTTTCAGCATTAGGAATAATAGTTTCGCTTTTGGCAGGGGTATGTGATAAAGGATTTAAAGTTAATATTTTTTTAATTACAAGCAAATCAGATATAAAATAATATTGCCCTACAGTACCTGTTGACATTGCATTGTAATCAGAATTTGTTAATATTGTCGTTATATCATTTTCTAACCACTCATAATCAATATTGCTATTTAATGTAGTTATCCCTGCAATCCTTTCATGTGCAAAGGTTTCATCTTTAGTTGAGGTAGTTGAGGTGTCAATGGCACAACTTAAATAATTTATTGCATATCCCGGTATTACTCCACCGCCCTGCACTTGCATTTCAGGAGATTTAACAGTACCATTCAAAGTTAATTTCCAACTATAATTTGCAACTGCACTTTTCATTGATTCAGTTTGCCAATTCATTTTTGCCATATATTGCATTATAGTATCAATCAAACTATATGCTTGGGTACTGTTGCCGTCATCACTCTCTAATGAGCTATTTATGTCGTAGAAATAACTTTCTATTATTATTTCCACATCGTATTTTATTGCTCCTCCGGGATTAACTGAATTATCTGGACTATTTCCTATGCCAATAATTATAAGTGAAAGCGTGTTTACAGGCATATCCTTTAATTTATATTGAGTATCTCTCAATACTTCTGTTCCCGTATCTGCAAAAAGTGATGATAATTCATCACATAATCCTTGAATAATGTCACTATAAAACATGTTAGTTATAATAAAGTTTTATCAATTTTATGTTCATTATCTTCATGTTCTTTTTTATGATATAAATGACAAGTTACCGATATGTTATTCCAAAGAATGCACAATCTATCTCCCATAAAATTTGGTATCCTTCGTATACGTTTATCAGAACACCTCCCTCCATTAATAAAAGATATGCAATTAGTCCCGTTCATTAATTTAATATTATCTAATAAATTTCATCTGCCCCCTTCTTTAAAATTAATACAATCCTGACCTTTCATTTTAAGTTTTAATAAATTTCACTCCCGCCTGCTACCCCTGCAATATCCCCTTTTGAAACATCTACATTGTTACTTTTGAGCCATGTCCCAAATATCTTTAACCTTCGCCTTACAATATTTGCATGAATGACCTCCATTAAATGCTTTGAGCCACCAATAAATTTATCTTGTACGGGAGAGCCACTCTCACCAGTTCTTATTCGTTCATTTACAAATTTACCATAACCACATTTATTCCCATTAATAAAAATAAATACACGATGTTCTCCTTCGGGTTTAGATTCAATAGCATCGAACATTTTGCCTGACTGTTTTAAAATAGGACGTGTACCACTATAAACTGTCGCTTTATATGCTGCATAAGTATTATAAGCATGATTTGTTTTGTCAAGTCTATCATTCCATTTCTCTGTCGGAGTTTTGCCCTCTTCAATAAAACCACCAGCTTTAAAATTTTCTCGCATTACTCGTACTGCAACCGTACCCGCAATTCGTGCAGTATTCTTCTGCAAAGTTTTTAATGCTTCTGATTTTGCTTTAAAATCAGTGTACAATTGATTCAGGTCTTTCATTAGTTTAGACAGATGATAAAATATTCCACTTCCTCAACTTGCAAAGTTAAACTGTTTTTTATTTTTATTGCAATATATTTATGACATTTCGGATTAAAGTTATTCACATTTATTCGCTCAACTGAAACCATATCTAAATAATGAACTATCATTTTTCAACCTTACTTTTATGAATAAATAATTTTTCCTGAGGTTGATTATTATGGAGTTGAGCTCCCCCTTGCAATGTAGATTTTTGATTAAATGATAATATCGAAATAAAATCTGAAGGGGCATGATATTCTGAAATATACACATGATTTGTCTTAGATAATTTTCTGCAATATTCCCAAAACTCATCATGGTTAAAATTGCCTTCCGAGTATGTGGCAGTGCCTTTGTAAGGGGGATCTGCATATACCACTGCCCCGCTTGGTATTTCAATCTCTTTATAATCTTTTGAATATATTTCCAGCCTTTCCAGTCTTTCCATTCTTTCCAGCCTTTCCAGCCTTTGCAGACTTTGCAGACTTTCCAGCCTTTGCAGACATTCCAGACTTGGCATATCTTTAAAAATTCTTTTTGCTTTTAAATTACAACAAACAGTTCTTAATGCAATTCTTTTTTTATGCCAGTTTTCCTGTTTTTTTATGCCATCAATATATTTTTGCGGTATTTTAATAAACTTTAAAAGTTCCGTTTCGTTACTATTAAAAATTAATTCATATCCTGCTTTTTTAATTGGTTCAACATTTTTGCCAAACATATAACCCTTCTGATTATTTCCAAAAGACCAAACACACATTATAAATCCCACAAACCAATCTTCATAATTGTTGGGATTTTTTATTACATCAATAAATTTTTCTCTTTTAACAAATTGCGTTACAATGTTTTCGTCAAGCCCCTTATTTATTGTTTTGTCTAATAATGCAATAACAAATTTATTTTTATCATTAGCAATAACTTTCCAGCCATTTTTTAAAAAGACTTCACCAATAGCAAAACCTCCGCAAAATAAATCAACAAGAGTTCCTTTTTGTTCCCTTAAATTGATAATCCTGTAAATCATATTACAGCTTTTACGCTTACTGCCTAAATAAGGAATTGACATTAGAATTTTATCTCCTTTCCACAATGAGGACAAATCACTGTATTTTGTTTGTTTGGTTCTTTTCTGTTTTCATTTGATTTTATATTATCAAAATCAATATCATCTTTTGCCCAGTCAACAGGAAACTCCACTCCGAATTCTATTAAATCACCTGCCTGCCATTCATTAGCCAAAATATCCCAGTCAAATGCACCATTTTGAACATTATCTCTTATAACAATTTCCCGCTCCCGCTCTTCAGTTAAGTCAGGTAGTAGAATAGTCGGTATTTCTTTTAATTTTAATGCTTTTGCTGCCTCGTAGCGTTGATTTCCTGCAATGATGACTAATTCTCCAGTTCTGTTACTTAAAATGCAAGGGCGTGCCTCAAAATAATCAGGATTGTTTTTTATTGAGGTACAGAGTATTTCAAATTGACCATCTTTAATGACACGAGGATTGTTCGGCAATTTCTTTAAATCTTTAATATTTCTGTATTCGGTTTTTAACATAATCTATATTGCTAAAATCATTAAGAAAAATATTACAATAATCCAAAAGATAATTAAAAATACAAATAACAACAGTATCCATACCCATTCATATTTTAGAAATCTCTTAAACACTATTTCATAAATTTAACTCCAAATTTTCTATTTTTAATTGAATCAGAATGACGCAAAAAATAAAAGTTATTAACAAAACCGCCTTGTGTTATTACAAAAAAACTTTCTTTATCCCCGTTAAGAATATAAGTTAATTGCACTCCTTTTTGTTCTTTGGGATTTATCCACTTGCCAAATATCTCATCTGGCTTTTCAATGCAGGATTTAATATTAGCCACCCCTCGCTGACCCTTAGCAATCTTTTTTAATGCTTGTTGTGAAACTCTTACGTTTAATTTCCATGTATGATTCCTGAATAATAATGTGTCAGGTTCTTTAGGTGCTGTAAGTGTTGAATTAATCAATTCATCTAATACAATATTTAATTCAGCACTATTGTACCAACGTGAATTTAATTTTGAACCTTCCGAAGTGATACGTTTTTCATATTCCTTTTCTTTTTCAGGATTTTCAAACATAGAATAATCAGCATCATTCGCACTTGGCAACACTGAAAAATAACTACTATCTTTGCGTGGAAATATCCCATCTTTGCCGACATTGCCTCTAAACTGCTCAGGTGTACGTTCTAATCCTTCTTCAATCTCTTCCTGCGTTGCCAAATCCTCATCATTATCACCTGCCTCGTCTGTTGGCTCTGTAGTGCAAAGGCAGTTATGAACTATCCCTATTTTAGTAACATACGATTGTTCATAACTTACTGATAAATTATATACTTTGTCTGTGTATTTCATTACCTTTGTACCTGTAATTAAATTTAATTTATTATGAAAAATAATAGAATACAGAAAATCATTAAACGTATCGAATCTATCGAAGGGGAAACCATCATTAATATTCTTAATAGACTTTATGTTCAAGATAAAATGCCTCTTACAGAAATTATGAAACGTTGGAATACTTCTAATAATAGAATTGTCCCAAAACTTTTGAGAATGTTTAATATACCAATTAGAACATACAGTGAAAACATACAACTTCAATGGGTAAATAATGAACACAGGAAACAAGAGCAGAGCAAAAGATTTAACGAAAATAAATCTAAAGTTCCACATTTTAATCTTGGTAAAACTAAGGAAACGTGTAAAAGATTGCAAGAGAGTTCTGATAGGATGAGAGTTTTTAATCCCATGTTTGATGAAAATATTATTATTAAAACAAAAGTTTCTCACATTAAATCGTATAGAGAAAATCCCTATCAACATCCCAATGCAAAAGCAAAACCAACGGTTTGCGAACAAACAATGATTAACCACATTAATAATCTTGGTTATGAAACCAAATTTAATTACCTTGTTTTTCCTTATTGGATTGATATTTTTATTCCTATTCTGAATCTCGGAATTGAATGTTTTGGAGATACAAAGAGAAGCACTCCCTTTGATTATATTAGACATAATCATATTACATCCCAAAACATACACATTATTTATATAAGTAATTATTTTATTAAAAAATCCTTTTTTTCTTATATTGACAATTATATCTCCAACTTGCAAATTGTCCGCTATAATCCATCCTTTGGTTGTAAGAATACGGTGATTTGGGGTGCAACTAACAATAAAATTTTTAAGAATAATACTGATGAGCTTATCGTTGACCATGTTCACATGAACCATATCAATATTTTGTATGTTACCGCTTCCACCGATAATCTTATCGTTAACCCTCAACCTTTCAATATTAATCCAACCATTATGAGTTAGAATTTGAGTACCTGCTGGAAAACAGTTGAAGTGTTGGGGTGGGTATAAATCATCTGAATCATTGTCATATTTAAAAATCATTCCGTCAAGCGGTTCGCAAATCTCACAAGGTTCATCTGCACAAACATAAATCCAATATGGGTTAATATCTTTGTTAGCGTAATCGGTTTTCCATTTATCTGCCATAATAGAGCCTCTGGCAGCAAGCTCATATTCAGTTCTCAGCCAAAAATCCTGACCATCAAATTTTTCCTGTAATTCTTTAACTTCGGGTAAATTCTTAAATTGACTGAATGTTCTTAACTTCTTATTCTCATCATATACATTCTGCTGTAACATTCGCATTTTGGTTAATTCCTTTGCACAACTAAACTGAAATGTATTAACCATGTACTGCTCCCAAAAATCAGTATTGTCTAATTTGTCAAAACTTGCCTCTATTTTTAAATTTTTGCTTATCTCATCTAAAAATAATTTATTATAAGCTGCATAAGAGGGGGGAAATATCACTTTGCCACTATTATCGTAAGCAAATTGAAGTTCATCGTCATGGAGGCTGCTTATTTTGGAGGTGTCGGGTTCTTTGGATTCCTTTTTGCCTGCTAAATGCGTGTGTGAATGTAAATGCAGGTATTCCTTACCTATTTGTATGCTTGTGTTTTTTTTTTAAGGAAATTAGGAATATATGATTTGCGTTCCTCATTTGCAACCTCTAAATGTGAATGTTCAAATTCAGTGTCCTTACTTGCTGCGGGGGGGTCTTTTAATGGAGAGGTTTCTGATGCCGGTGCATCTTCAATATATTCGGGAGAAAGCCCGACTTTTTCAAAAAATTCACCCGTAAAACGTTTGTTTGACATTTGCAAAATGGGAGCTATTTTAACAATATCATCTATCTCCCATTCCTTTGCCTTGTCAATTTGTAATGTAGCGTCTTTGGGAAAGTTATTATAAAATGAAGCAATTTTTTTAATAAATCCACTTTCAGTATCATTTAATATTGCAATAGCATTTTCTACATAATTGAGGATAGAGGCTTCATATTTTTTATAGTGAATTGTTCCCAGTGCCCAACTCCCACGTGACCCGACTGTCGAGGTAAGTGTCGATAAAAATATCATTCTGAGTATTTCATTTTGCTTGTCGTCATTAAAGTCTTTAAAAATGGTATGTCTCCTTCCCTGACCTCCGCTTGTTGCCTCTTCACCTACAACAATAGCTTTTATTATTTCTTTGCCGTCTGGAGATAATGTATAAGGGTAAATCAATGCTTTTGATGGGTCGAGGTTCTCAGCTAAATCTCTTGCGTCCTGCTCAGCAGGATTAATAAGTTCACCATCTTTATTTATTTGTTGGTCAGCTTGAGGATAACCTATTGTTATTAAAGGGAATGCTAAACGCTTACCTGCTTGTATCCAATTGTTATCATTCAAATTCATAGATATAAACATACGGGTAATCGGTTGCATCCAACCCAAGAAGCGTTCATAGCTTGACGATGGCTGAAAAAACAACAAATTATCGTAATCACTGAAACTCAAACCATCTGTAAAATTAAACGTTGACTCCCTTAGCTGCCTGTTAATAGGGTCAATCTGTTGCATTTCATATTTATAAGTCTTATTCTTAAACGGTTCAAAGTTTACTCCCGAAAAGCCCCAAAAGTTAGAGAATAAAACCTCTGTACATATATCTTTAAAATACAGTTTTTCACAAATTTCCTGAGTCCAATCGTCTAATATATCTCCCTTTGCATTAATTAACTGTACAGGTATTTTTGAAAATCCGATTTTTAATTCATTAAACAAGGATTGAATAAATGGACTACATTCAAAAGCCCATTGTGTCAACACGGCATAGCTAATAGGATAACCCATTTTCTGAGCTTGGTCACAAGCTGCCCGCCAGGATGACAATGTCCATTCAACAAAGTAATTTGAGGGAAATGATTGCGAAATGACTGAAAGCCCTGATGACTTTGGAATTATAAAGGGATTTACCTTTACTTTATCCCCAGTAGCTTGACGTGGGTTGGATATTGCAGGAAGCCCGAATCCTCCTCCACCCCCTCCTTGTGGTAATGATGGAAATGCTGAGGGATTTAATCCCCCTGAAACTCCTAATTTTCGTATTTCAGCACGTCGCCTTATTTCAGGGTCCTGTGCTCTTTTTTCTCTCCTGTTCATTTTAAATTATTTATTCAATGTTGTAAATGCTAATAGCATTATTTCTGGTTCATCACTTTGCCCATTGGCAACAGTTCCCCAGACTTTGAAGCGTATAACCTACGCCCCTTTTCTTTTAAACAATATTTCTTTATTACAATGGCAGCATTAGTATCCCTGTCATGTAAGGTAACTTTTTATATAATTTTTAATTCTATAATTGAGAATATTCCTTGCTATTTCTATTCCTGCCGGGTTATATAATGTTGCTTTTACAATTTTCACTCAAATATAAATTCAAGAATTATCAACCATTGTCCGCTATCAATACTCTGTCCAAAAGATAATAGACAATTATTAATATCAATAATTGAGAATATTCCTTGTGTTGCTATTTCTATTCCTGCCGGCTTATATAATGTTGCTTTTACAATTTTTGTAATTTTATTATGAGTAATAACAAATTGATTATTATTGTTTAAATCTTCCTGTGAAAAGGTACGAAAACCTATTTCTTTCATTAACCCTGTTTTTAAAAACGCCAATTTTGCAAATGACATATATGAATATTTTATCATCCTATTGTTTTAAAATTTGAGTTAACTAATTTTGCACGTGAAATATTTGCATTATGATTATCTGATGAAGGGTTGTCTATTGCCAATTCAGGTATTCCCTGAATCCCTTGCTGAATTTCATGTATTGCTTCATTCACTTCTGCAAAATTATTTTTCATGTGGTCAGGAAGTCCTGCTGCTTTACTTACAATATTTTTCACTGCCGATAATGCTGTATATTTCACGATTACTTGAACTCTTGTATCGGTATTATCGTCAGTCGGTGCTGTTTTTTTAAGCTCCTGTGCTATTTGTGTTTTAGCTGACAGCTTGCTTATTATTTCTGAATAAGCCTTTTGCACGCTACGTTGTAATATTCCTGCTGTAACTGTTTCCTGATTTATTAAAAACTGAGAAGGACAGAAGTCTAATAAATCCTGTCCTGAAAGATAACCAAATGTCATGCTCGTTAATTCAGCAATTGTCATTACAAAAATATTTCACACAAAAGTATTTAATAAAAGTGCTTTAAATACAATTTTGTAAAATACTTTGCAATAATATATAAGAAAATGCTGAGTTTTTAACCTATGTTAAATGATAAGGCTTTATTGCGGGGTTGAGACACGGAATTGGGAATATATAATCCTCCTGAACGTTGAAATTTATTATATTCTGTTTTAAAAGCTTCGCAAACCATATAATCAAAGGCATCGCTAAGATGACCGTACTTTTCACAGTTTACGCCTGTTTTAATATCAACCATTTTTTCTTTTAATTTAGTTCCATCACTATCCTCTTTTATAAATTGAAAATCTTTTATTGTTTGCGGACAATTTGGGTGTAACCAAAATTTAATTCCCTCAAAACCTGATTCAAAAATTTGATTAATAAACATACCTCTCATTTTGACGGCAGGATGTGCATAAGCTACTCGCAATTCCGGTCTGAATTGTTTTAGTTCGTCTAATATTATCTTAAAGTCATTAAATCCTGCCTCATCTCTTGTTGATTGAGCTCTACCTGAGGGGTCACCATAAACAAACAGACCTGCCTTATGCCAATGATAGTGTTTTAAAAATTCCTGACAGCATCCCTTTGTATTATTTTTGGGGGAGATTGTTATAAATTCCGCTAATTGATAACATTCCTTAACTTTTATCTGAAATACAAGAGCGTGCATTCCTGGATTTACATTAAAATCAAAACTGATATGTAAAGGTAAAAGCGGGTCGTAATCAAATGCTTTTACGTTTCGCCAAATCTTAAACTCTTTATAAAATTCACCACCAGTTTCAACAGGCTGCGGGTTCTGTTGGTATAAACTTTGGAATGTTCTATTATTTTGTTTTTTAATTGTATTAAGTTTTTCCAATGAATGCCAACTCTCCCACAATGCTTCACCAATTTGTCGGGGGTCTTCTGGGTTGCTGTAATCTTCTTTTATGGCAGGCAAATTTAATATTACCCATTCCTCACCCCTTCCCTCTTTCATTGACTTTATAAGCAATCCGGATAAATCATTTTCGTCCCAACGTGTTTGTGTAATCAATATTCCTGTTTTATTATTTATTCTTGTAAATAAAACATCATTATACCAGTTCCAATTCCTTAACTGAAAAGTAGCACTTTGTGCCTCTAATGTATCTTTAACAGGGTCATCTATTATTGCTAATTCCGCAGTTGTTCCTGTAAGTGCATTTCCTACTCCTGTTGTTTTTAGAAATCCATTATGTCCAACAATCTGAAATACATCACTGTTGCGTAAATAACCTCCTGAAACAGTTACAATATTCTTTGAGTTTAATTGAATTTTCGGAAATAACTCTCTATATTCCTCACTGTCAATTATTCTTTGACAATCTCTATTAAATGAACTTGCAAGGTCTCCTGAATACGAAGCTAAAACAATTTTTCTTTCAGGGTCTTTGCCCAGTATATAAGCAGGCAATGAACGACTTACAAGCTGAGAATTATGGGTTGGAATTAAATTATTACCAACTAAATATATTCCTCCCTCAACCTGAATACATCGCCCCATTTCTGGGTTAACAGATTTTTCAATTCTTTCAATTCCACGTTTACGAATTGCAAAATTTGTTTTATAAATTTTCTTTCTCTTTAAAACTGTTGGTATCTCTAATGTTGGATTAAAACATAATTGATAAACCTTATGTTTCCCCTGTATTCCTGATGTACTTAAAACTGGTTCGTATTCGCAAATAGTACATCTAAAACCTAAACTAATAACCAATTTTCTGACATCCTCAATTAATTCTTTATTTATGTTTGTAAATGTAATACGTCCATTTTTCTGATAAACATAACCGTCAGTATCTATTAATCCTGCTAATAATTCTAATCTTTGTTGTATTGATGAAATTAAATAAATTGCAGGTATTCTTTTTTTATTGTATAAATTTAATTTTTTAAATTCATTGAAACTTCCAAAAGATGTTCTATGAACACCAGTTGTTTTATGTATCCATGCTGTACTGGTACCATCACCGAGCCAAGCTCCCATAACATAGGGTTGAATTGGCAATATTTTTTCAGTAAAACTTATTAATACATTTTCTTTTAACTGAAATATATTTCGGTTACCTCGTTTATTTTCAATTCCATTTCTTAACTTTAAATTAACTAATTGATTTGTAGATAATATGCGTTCTTTATGACTATTTCTGTCATATACCTGCCATTCGTGGTTGCCATGACATTGGATTATTTCACCATCAGAAAAATAAACATTATATTCTGATAAACATTTTTCTGATAATGCAAGAACTTTTACCGGATTTCCTTTGTCATTAAACACATAATCGTTAACTTTTATTTGTCCGTGAGTAGTCCATCCATTTGTTGTTATAATTGGTTGACTATCTGCAATCTCTTTTCCGTGCTGAGGTGGTGTAAAAATCATTAAACGTTTTATATCTCCACTAATAAAACGTTCTAAATACTTGCAAATTAAACGATGATGCCAATTAACCTCATAATTTTTTTTAGTATATAAAATAAAAGCAAGAAAATTCTCTCTCGCCTTTCTTCTTGCAGCTTCTTCTAATATTTCAAGAGCCTGTATTTTATCATGGGTTATCATTACTTAAAATTTGTTGAGACCTCCTTAATCGTTCTGCAAACTCCTCATCTGTTATTTGTTGCCCTGTTTTAATTTCGCCGGCATGTTGAATTTTGTGTTCATTTTTCCAACCATAATTATTTACAAGACCAAAAATTACAACAGCGGCAGCCTTCCCTGTTAATCCATATTTATATAATCTATTTTCTAATTCACAATAAATCTTTTTATAAGTGTTACAGAACTCATCATTATCTTTAAATTTTTCAACCCACAAACTAATATATTCACGAGGATATTCCCGGTCTCTAATTAAATCATGCAAGGTTATATGTTTAGAGTTTTTATCCATTAACCTATTATAAAGAAAATGAATTTCTTTTAAGCAATATTGTAATTTCTTTGTATATGTTTCCGGTCTGCCGGTTGCATTTTTGCCATTAGGTTTTTTCTTATAATGGTGGATTTGCTTTTTAGTTTTAATATTTTTCTCAGCTTCCATTTACAATAAAATCAAATTATTTTTCGTTCTGTACTCTTTACAGAGTAAAATTATTTTGGTTTACGCCAACTTCTGCTTTTAGGAAAGTCATATTGCAAAAATAAACAAAATTTTCTAAATCAAACATTTTGTTTTAAAAAGTTATTAACAAAAAAGGGTGCTAATTGCACCCTTTTAAAATAATGCTCAGATATTCATTGAAATTTTTTAATTCTAAATTTTTCAGCATTCTCAAACTCCCAGCCGCTGTAATATTCAGTTAAATTATGTAATTAATTTACCATTCAATTTGAATATTAGATAATTCTTTGCCGATTCTTTGAAAATACAGCAAGATTTTGATTTTATCTACATTCGTAAATTTGCGGGTGCCTTGCAATTTATAATTAAATACTACCCGGCTCATTTTAATCTGCTTAGCAATTTCAGTTTGAGAAAGTGCATGTTTCTTTATTATTTCTTTTAGT